CTGCTGCACGTTACATTGAAAGCAAGGTGTTCGGGAATGATCTTGTAAACAACATACATAAGATTGCAGCCACAATGGTGCTGCCAATGAAGAAAACAATCTTCGGATGGAAACGTGCCAAGTACAATGCTGCCAATCACGAACAGTATGCACAGGATATGTTGGAAGCAAGATTCGTGGATGTGTACCATTCCGCAGTTTTTTTTTTAAGTGTATATCTGAATTGGATAAAAGTTTCGCAGGGTTATTTGATGGAGGAACTGAAGAAGAAGAAAGTCCCTTCGGAGGAAATCGAAGCGGTTCAAGATTTCTTGAAGTATATGGATGGCACTATACCATATATGAAACTGCCAAACTCCACAATATCAAAGCTGATGAAGCATGGGAAATGAAAACAATTGAGTACCTTAATACCCTTGCATATTTAAAGGCATACAGAGATTATCAGAAATAACTCTTTTTTCATAGCATAGCAATCGTTTCCCCCTACGTTTCCACGTGGGGGTTTTCAGTTATTTTACTTCAAATCTGTCATTTATAGGTGTGAGCATAAACAAAGCACAGGCAAAAGAATTACTGAATGGGTATCTTCAATCACTTGGAGATGTGTACCAAAAAGAACCTTTGATAGGGAAGGCTATTGAATTCCTGTTGTTAAAATATGCTTTAAATTGGAACTTTGTTGCACGTGCTAACCTTAAAAAAGCAAAGGCAATTGCATCAGGTCAATTATACGATGTTGCAACACCAATAGTAAAACAGGTTGAAGGCGGTTACACAATTGAGTTTGGTTACCCAATCAATTCGAAGGCAGCTAAATATTACGATTACGTGAATAAGGGTGTTGCAGGATTTGTAACACAGAATAAACCAAACGCAGGTATTTATAAGTTCCATAGTAAATACCCGAACAGGGCAATGGCAGCAGCCATATTCAGTTGGTTGAATAAGGCAAGAAAGCAGGTTGCAAATGTTCCAAAGGCTACAAACCAACTTGAACGCAAAAGGGTTGGACTTCGTAAAATGGTAACGGAAGCAGACAACAAAAGAAGATTGGCATACGCAATATCAACGAACATTAAGAAAGGTGGTTTAAAAGCCACGTATTACGTTGACAATGCAATGAAAACAGTTTTCAATAAAGATTTCAGAGATGCAATCGGGGAAGCATTAGATACAGAAATAACAATACAAATAAGAGCAATAAATGGCAGCAGTAATAAGTGAAGCACCATTGGACTATACTCCAATGCACGATGATTTATGGTTTAAATTAACTTCTAACAATAGCGGTTCAACTAACTTTAAATTCGTTGTTGAGGTTATTGTGAACGGAACTACACAGACAACTGTTAAACTGTTCCCTGATGTTTCAGGTTATGGTTTTTATAATGCAGCACCTGTGATCAGGACATTCGCACAGAATTACTTTGAACCTTCAGGCAGTTCAATTCTTGTTGCATCAAACGATAAATACAAGGTTAGTTACACAATACAGGCAGGTGAGGAAGTAAGCGGTGTAATTACAACGAATCAGGCATCAGGAACATACAAGGCAGCAAACTATTATCTGCCTTTATTTTCGGATTACTACGCATCAGGAGCACAAACATTTAGCACTTATTATGGTGCACCACTTGGTGAATACGAAGATGATTTCCTGACTGAAAGGGATTTGACAATCAACGGAACTTTTGAAGATAAACTTTTTGTTTCTTTCTTTAGAAAAAATACAGGAACTTACACCGCATATTGTGATGTGATAAATGAAGCAGGTTCAACTGTCAGTTCACATTCAGCAACAATAACTTTAAACGAAAACAATTTAATAAACATTGGAGCATCAGCAATCAATACATGGGCAGGATCAAGTCTTATCAGTTCCAGTTCATACGGTTATAAGTTCTACATTAACAGGTCAGGACATTCTTCACGTAAGATTACTGTTCGACTTAAATGTTACCCAAAGTTTAAACCAATTAACGTTCACTTCCTCAATCGCTTGGGTGGAATAGACACAATGATGTTTGCACTTGCAAATAAAAGAACATCAAGTTTTGAAAAACAAACATTCCAAAAACCACAATGGCAGACAATTGGTGGAAGCAAAAAGATTGCTGATTCATACAATAGGATTTCTGAAACCAATGTAAACTTTAATATAAGCCATGACAATAAACTTACTTTGATAAGTGATTGGATTAGCGAACAGGATTCATATTGGGCACAACAATTGATTGCAAGTCCGCAGGTTTACATCGAACAAAATGGTGGATATTTTCCTGCAACAATTGATGATACAGGTTACGAGTTCAAGTATGACAACATCAATAAGACATTCAATATTCAATTAACTGCAACAATCGGAAGGGTAATAAATAGCCAATTCAGATGAGGACACAGATATTCATAAATAACGAGGAACTTGATTTAATGAATGACATTGATACGGAATTTACATTCGCTATTGATGACATCGCAGATTTTGGTAGTAAAAACACTACCTTTTCCAAAACAATAAACGTTGCAGGATCAGCAAAGAACAATCAGGTATTCGGTTACATTTTTGATTTAGGGAATTCGAATTTTACAAACGATGCGAACCCAAACGTTAACTATAACTTTAACGCATCAAAGGTTGCACCTTGCAGAATCTTTGTTGATGGCATTCAGATATTTAAGGGTGTTTTGAGATTGCTTGAAATAGTTGTTACAGGACAGGCAATAGAATATCAATGCAATGTGTATGGTGATTTGGGAGGGTTTATGTCAGCACTTGGTAACAAAAGACTTGAAGATTTGGACTTTTCAGAATACGATGAAGATTGGACAGTTGCAAATATTACTGCATCATGGGATAATATAAACGCATCAGGTGTTTATTATCCTTTGATTGATTACGGAAACGTAACAACAAACAATACTGACTTTCAATTCAAGGCATTTAAACCTGCATTGTATGTGAAAGAATACTTGAATAAGATCAAAGATGATTCAGGTTATACATGGGATTTCCCTTTGCTTGATACCAACCTGCTGAAAAGATTGGTTGTTCCTTCCAATAGGGCAGTCCTTACAAATTCAAGTACAAACGCATTTAACGCAGATGCAAATGCTGCAACATATAACACAGACAGTTATCCTGATTTTACAGTTACAACCGCAGGTGATTTTACATTGGTAGGAAACGCATACAGATACAACGGAACACCACCATTGAGTTGTACAATCACACTTGATTTGCGTGGTGATTTCATAAACGTACAATCAGATGGAACAAATTACTATGATGTAACTGTTGCCTTACGTGTTAATAGTGGTGATGTACAATCACAGACATTCCCGATTAGCTACCTGCCTTTGACATTTACAACCACTTTACAATACACAACAACTTTAAACACAAATGACACAGTTGATGTTTATGTGTATAGTGCTGCAACTGAATACAGTATTGATTCAGGATTTTTAAAGATAGAAGCAGCAGGTGGTGTTGATGTACCTGTAAATTATGGTGAAGGCATTGTAATAAATAACACAATCCCGAAAGGTATATTTCAAAGAGATTTCTTTTTATCAATTTGCAAAATGTTTAATTTGTATGTTTACGATGATCAATACGAAACAAACAAAATACATATCAAACCATACGTTGACTTTTACGATGGATCATTTGTAGATTGGTCAAACAAGGTTGACAGATCGCAGCCGATCAGTATAAAACCGATGAGTGAAATCAATGCAAGGTATTATCAGTTCAAGTATAAAGAGGACAATGATTATTACAATGAGAATTACAGGAAGAAATACAACGAAGGTTATGCTGATCGCATATACGATACTGAATTTGATTTTGTTAAAGATACTGATTCGACTGAAATAATATTTGCATCAACTGTGTTATTTCAGGCAGAAAATAAGGACAAGATTTACCCTGCTATTTATAAGAAATCAAACGAGAATACAAAGACCGATCCAATGGACTTTGTGATCAGGATTTTACAAGCTAAAAAACTTACAGGTAAAACATCATACAAAATTCAAGATGGTGTTACAGACAAGGCAACATTAACTTCATATGGATATGCAGGTCATGTGAATGATCCTGATGATCCAACAGATGATATAAATTTCGGAGCACCACGTGAAGTGTATTTCGTTACAGACACATATCCAACCACGAATCTGTTCAATGCTTATTATTCAGACTATATGGCTGAAATAACAGACAAGGATTCCAAGTTGATTACTTGCAATGTGTTGTTAAATGCACTTGATGTATTGAACTTAAATTTTGGAAAGTTAGTAATGATTGATAACCAACTGTTCAGGATAAATAAAATAGAAGGTTACAACAGTATTGATTATAAAACGTGCAAGGTTGAATTATTGAAGGTAATTACAAAAGTATTTTAAATGGCAGAACAATTAAATTTACAGGTAAACGTAACTGGTAATGCTGTACAAACAGTAGGAAGTATAAAAAAAGAATTAAAGGAAGCAAGTCTTGCATTAATTGATGCACAAAAGAATTTTGGTGAATATAGTAATGAAGCAATACAAGCAGCAAAAAAGGTTGCACAGTTAAAAGATAGTATACAAGAAGCAAAAGAAACTGCTGATTTATTTGATCCAGGTAAAAAGTTTCAAGCATTAAGTGGTGCATTATCAAGTGTTGCAGGTGGATTCGCAGCAGTACAAGGTGCAATTGGTTTATTTGGTGGTGAATCAAAAGAACTTGAAAAACAACTTTTGAAAGTACAGTCTGCACTTGCATTATCACAAGGTTTATCAACTATTGCTGATGCAGGTAAAGACTTCAAAAGATTAAAAACAATAATAGAATTAGAAGTTATACCTGCATTTAAAAAATTAGGTGCTGCAACACAAATCGGCATAGGTTTATTGATTACCGCAGTTGCAGGATTAATATACGCATGGGTTGAATATATTGATACACAAGAACAAGTTAAAAAGGCACAAGAAGAAACAAATAAAGCAATTGCAGAAGGTGCAAAAGCAGAATTAACAGGAGCAACAGAAGCACTTGAAAGAGAAAGAAGATTAGCAATTGCACGATTAGAGGGTAGGAAAAATAATGAAAAAGAAATATTCGAAACAGAACAACAATTTAGAAGATTAAAAATTAAAGCACTTGAAAGGTATTATGCTGAATTAAGAAATAAAGATTCGAAAGAAGCTACCGATGCTTTAAATCAAATAAAATCATTAAATGTAGATATACAAATAGAAGAAATAAAACAAGTTAACAAACTTGCACAAATAAAAAAAGATGCACAAGATAAAGAAAAGGAAAGATTAAAGAAATTACGTGATGATGAACAAGAAGCAATAAAACGTGCTTCTGCATTAGAATTACAGGCAATTGAAAATAGAAGCAAAGCAGCAGAAGAAGCAAGAAAAAAAGAAGATGCTGATGTAGCTGCATTATTCGAAGAAGAAGATAAAAGGCAAGAAAAAAGGATTGAGAAATCAAATAAAAGAATTCTTGATGATAAAAAAGAAAAAGAAGCATTAATTGAAGCAGAATATGCTTTAGCTGATGCAAAATTTCAGGCTGCTTCAGCAGGTTTGGCATTACTTGGAACTTTAGTTTCAAAGAATGAAAAACTGCAAAATGCTTTATTTATTGCAGATCGTGCATTAGCAATTGCAAAAGTAATTATTGATACACAAAGGGAAATTGCAGGATATGCAGCAGCAAATGCACCACTTGGTCCAGCAGGTTTAGCAATTACTGCGACAATGGCAAGTGCAGCTAAAATACGTGCAGCAGCAAGTATTGCAACAATAGCAGCAACAACAATTGCTAAATTCAAGGGTGGTGGAACAAACGCAGGTTCAAATTTTGGTCCGAGTATTCCAACACTTGGTGCAATGTCGCCAATTCAACCACAAGCAAGTTTAACGCAATTAAATCAGCAAATGATTAATGCAATAGGAAACCAAGCAATCAGGGCATACGTTGTTGAAACAGATATTACAACCAATCAAAGAAGGATTGAAGCAATTAAACAAAAAGCTAAATTCGGTTAAGTAGATAATTATAAATAATTGAAACATTTATTGTCATGGAATTACCATTGTACGAATTAATGATTAATGAGGATGTTGACGATGATGCAGAAGTAAACTTCGTTGCATTAGTTGACAGACCTGCAATACAAAAGAATTGGAATGCCTTTAAGGACAAACATTTATTTGAGATCGTTTCAGAAGATCAGCGTATTATTAGTGGTCCTCTTATGTTGGCTGATACACCTATTTTTCGCAGCGATAATACTCATGGGGATTACTACGTTACTTTTAGCAAAGATACTATTATCAAGATTGCTCAAAAGTTTTTCAAGAAAGGCTATCAAGCTAATGTTAATTTGGAGCATAATCCTGATTTTAAGGTTGAAGATATTGTTATGTTCGAATCATTTATTTCTGATAAAGAACGTGGCATTCCACCAATGAAGGGGTTTGAAGATGCACCTGAAGGATCATGGTTTGGTAGTTTCAAGGTGTATAATGATGAGGTTTGGCAGAAAGTAAAGAATGGTGAAGTGAAGGGGTTTTCTGTTGAAGGTATCTTCGAATACAAGAAAGAGCAATCACGTGATCAGAAGATGATAGAAGATATTAAAAGAATTTTATCTTCCGTTAAGTGGTAACATAATTTGTTTATTCACATTTAAAATAAAAGTATGAATCCTAAAGAAGCAATACTAAAAATCAAGGCACTTTTCGAAGATATGCCTAAACAAGAAGAAGCACCTGCTGAAGAAGTAAAAGCTGCTGAATTTGCAGAATATTCATTGGCAGATGGTACAAAAGTTATGATTTCATCCCTTGAAGTTGGCGGTGAAGTTAAACTTGAAGATGGTTCAAACGCACCTGATGGTGAACATCAACTTGCAGATGGTACACAGATTTCAACACTTGAAGGAAAGATTGTTGAGATTGAGAAATCCGAAGAACCTGCACAAGAAAACGTTGATGTTGAGGTTGAATCCAAGAAAATGGAAAAGAAGATGGAAGAAATGGCTGCTGAATTTCAGTCAAAGATTTCTGACATGGAAATTATGAATGCTGCTTTGATGGCAAAACTTGAAGCACTTGAAAACAAATCCAAAACAGGATTTTCACAGGTGGTTGAGTTGATTGAGGAAATGAGCAAAGTTCCACAGGCTGATCCAATTGAGATGCCACAAACTTTCAAATTCGAAGCAACAAAAGACATTAAGTTCGAAAGACTTAATAAATATCGTAACGCAATTTTAAACAATAAAAACTAAAACAAAATGGCATTTGACGTATCAACCCTTGCAGCCTATACAGAGCAGAATGAAGCTCTTTTGGTTACATCATCTGTATTG